GATGCTGCGCGCCCCGATGTAACTCTAGCGATAAAATTTTGCGTTTCTAAAACTTTTGGGTATAAGCATTTTTGGTTAGGCAAAAAAAAGCCCCTCAGAAAATGAAGGGCCAAGTCTTTAGGAGTGCGGCACATTTGTGCCAATTCCGACCCTACTCCTGTTTTGATGTATTATCAACTAAGTTAAGGGAGGTGATTATGTCAACAGGGGGAGTAAAGCTGGGGAGCTCGTATGACGAGGCTCGCACTCGCAAGGTCAACGCGGAGGCAGAGATTGCTGAGTTGGAGTTGGCTAAGTTGCGGGGTGAGCTTGTTGTAGCAGAAGACGTTGTTAGTGCTTGGGAAAACGTCCTTGGAGCGGCAAAGGCTAAGTTCTTGTCTATACCTACCAAGGCAGCGCCGATAGTCGCAGCGGAATTAGATGCTGGGGCTTGTCAAAAGGTCATTGAGGATCTTGTTAACGAAGCACTAGAGGAATTCTCTAACTATGAACCAAAGGTCTCAGCAACGGAAGTCTCTGGAAAGTCATCTGAAGAAAGCGATGGTGACGCTAAAGCCGCCCCCAAGACTAAGCGTAAGCGAGTGGGCAGACCGAGAAAGACGACTCGACTCGCAAAGTAGTGCAGAGCCCGGGCGCTGGTATACATCGAGGGCAGAATATCAACGCGGAATAATGGATGCGTGTTCTGACCCGGGCATTCAAGAAGTTGTAGTGATGGCGGGCGCTCAGTTAGGCAAGACTGAGGCGATCCTTAATATTGTTGGTTATCACATCGACAATGATCCTAGTCCAATTCTGGTTCTGCAGCCAACGCTCGAGATGGCGCAGGCGTTTTCTAAGGATCGAGTTGCAGCGGGTTTATTGAGATCGACCCCGTGCCTTCGTGACAAAGTAAAAGATCCCCGGGCTCGAGATTCTGGCAATACCACTTTGCACAAGATCTTCCCAGGCGGCGCGATTACGATGGTTGGAGCTAACTCCCCATCTGGGTTGGCGTGCCGACCTATTCGCGTAGTGCTCTGTGATGAGGTGGATCGTTATCCAACTTCGGCAGGTACAGAGGGTGATCCTATCCAGCTTGCTCGGAAGCGAAGTGCCACATTCTGGAATCGCAAAGTCATTATGGTATCGACGCCGACCAATAAAGGGTCTAGTCGTATTGAGGATGCCTACGAGAAGTCTGATAAGCGCGAATTTTACGTTCCCTGTAAGCACTGTCATCACGAGCAGACTCTGATATGGGGTAACGTCAAATGGCAAGAGAATCAGCCCGATACGGCTGCATATATGTGCGAAGAATGCAGCGTTTTATGGTCTGACTCCGATCGAAGGTGGAGCATTCGTAATGGAAGGTGGATTGCTAATGAAGAATTCAAGGGGGTCGCTGGATTTAAGATAAGCGGCCTGTATTCACCTTGGACGCCGCTTTCTGATGGCGTGAAAGACTTTCTTGCTGTGAAAAAGAACCCGGAGCAGCTGCGCGTGTGGATAAACACTTATCTGGGCAGCTTATGGGAAGACCCGGGTGAAACAGTCGATGATTACCTATTGTCTGAGCGTCGGGAGCCGATGGAAACGGTGCCCGAAGATGTGATGTTGGTTACAGCAGGGGAGGACGTACAGGACTCGCGCCTCGAGGTGTCATATGTCGGCTGGGCGCGAGATGATGAAAGCTATGTTTTGGGGCATCAAACGCTATACGGCGACCCATCTACCCCTAACCTATGGAATACATTAGATGAGGAGCTCTTCCGTCAATTTCATACCGAATCAGGCCGACAGCTGGGCGTAAGGGCGACTTGCGTAGACTCCGGTGGTCACTTCACGCAATCCGTATATGCGTTCTGCAAAAAGAATTACGGACGCAGAATTTTTGCGATTAAGGGTGTTGGCGGAGAGGGTAAGGCGATTTCTGGGCGACCCAGCAAAACAAATTCAATGAAGTGTCCGTTATTTCCTATCGGGGTTGATACGGCGAAAGATTTAATCTTTGCGAGGCTGCGTATTCAGGATGAAGGGCCCGGATATATCCATTTTTCCGACACGTTGAGTGATGAATACTTTAGGCAGCTGACGGCAGAGAAAATCGTCACTCGATATCACAAAGGCTTCAAGAAAAGAGTGTTTGAAAAGGTTCGAGCGCGTAACGAAGCGCTTGACTGTATGGTGTACGCAATAGCGGCCTATGCTATTATCGGCATTAATGTCAATACCTATGCTGACAGGGCAGAATCGGAGAAGCCGGTTGCTGATGAAAAACAGCAAAAAGAAACTGTCGAGCAAGGTTCAAAACGGCCTTTCGTTCCTCGGACGGGCCGCAATTTTGTGAACGGATGGCGATAAATGGCAAACCTTTTTGATGATGCTCCAGAGGGTCAACCCGAATCGTTTGTCTCTGGTGATTATGTATCGTGGAAGCGATCCGATATTGTAAGCGACTACCCGACTTCTCTTTATACAGCGCAATATGTTGCCAGAGGAATAAATGACAACGTAAATGAGTTTACGGTGTCATCAACGAAGCAAGACACACATTTTTTATTTACCGCTAACAACACTATCACTGGTTCTATATTGCCCGCGGAGTATGCATGGCAATTAGAGATCATCAGAGACTCTGATAGTGCTCGTGTTGTTGTCGATAGAGGTGTTTTTAAGGTTGAAGCCGACCTTGACACCTCTGGAATAGATTCACGGTCTCATTCTGAGATTATGTTGGCGAAAATCGAGTCACTTTTGAGTGGAAAAGCGGATTCGGATGTAGCTGAGTATGAAATTGGCGGTCGTTCACTCAAAAAACTTGCGTTTGGCGAGCTTGTGGATGCCAGAAACTATTATAGAGCGGAAGTTTTGCGCGAAAATCAGCTGAAAGAGGCTAAAAACGGGCGCAAAGGGCCGTCAACTATACAGGTGCGTTTCTGATGGGACTTTTTGACTTTGGCAGGGCCAAAAAGAGCAAAAAGCCACCCGTTATAGTGCAGCGTCAATATGCTGGCGCTACAAAAGGGCGGCTTTTGGCTGATGTATTTGACTCGGAGCGCAGCGCAGATAGTGAATTGCGTCCAGTTCTACGGGTTTTGCGTAACCGTTGCAGAGAGTTATCGCGCAATAACGAGTTTGCGAAGCGGTATCTCAACCTCATGAAAACCAATGTTGTCGGTGATAAAGGCTTTACTTTGCAAGTAAAAGCGACGGGTGGTGCTGGCAAACTGGATCAGGTAGGCAACGAAAGCGTAGAAAGAGCATTCCGTAAGTGGGGAAGAAGAGGCTATTGCACATTAGACGGCAAGATGTCTTGGCTAGACGCTCAAAAACTGGCGTTGGAAGGTTTGGTAAGGGACGGCGAGGTCTTTGCTATTAAGCATCGAGGTAGCCGCTTCCATGATTCATTCGGAATCGAGTTTATTGAGCCTGACCAGATTGATGAGCAAAAAAATGAACGATTAGGCAACGGTAATGAGATCCGCATGGGTGTGGAGCTCGACAAATATAAGAAGCCTGTTGCCTACTGGGTGCTAAATAATCACCCGGGCGATTATGACTACACTTCATCAGCAAAGCCGAAGAAGCATCAGCGCATACCAGCGGATCGAGTTATCCATATGTTTATGCCGCTGCGCGCTGGTCAAACAAGAGGCGAGCCGTGGATGGCTCCGGTGATGACCGGACTAAAACACGTTGCCGCCTGGCGTGAGGCTGCGGTTATCAATGCGCGAGTCGGCGCATCGAAGATGGGTTTCTTTACTTCGCCAGCTGGCGATGGGTTTGTTGCTGATGACTTAAATGGTCAGGTGCCGATAATGGACGCGGAGCCGGGCACTTTCCATCAGCTTCCGCAAGGCGTATCTCTGGAGAAGTTTGATCCAGCCTATCCGTCTAACGAATTTGAGTCGTTTCATAAGTCTTTATTGAAGGGTATCGCAAGCGGATTGGGTATAAGCTATACCGCCCTCTCAAATGACTTGGAATCGACTTCTTATAGCTCGATTCGGCAAGGCGCACTCGAGGAGAGAGACTTCTACCGAGATGTGCAGCAATTTATGATTGATCACTTTATTTACTGCGTCTATGAGGGCTGGCTTGAGTCAGCTATGGAAGTGCAGTCTTTTGGTATTCCAGTGCGCGAATATGATCGTTTTTATGACGCATCATCGTTCCGAGCCAAGGCTTGGTCATGGGTTGATCCGCTGAAGGAAATGAATGCGGCGATCGTCGGCATGAAAAACGGTGTTATGTCGATTGGAGACGTTGCAGCGCAGTATGGAAAGGACGTTGAAGACTTATTTGCACAAATCCAGCGTGATAAACTATTAGCTGAACAATTTGACGTTAAATTCGCACTAGAACCCTATGGTGCAACGCAGGTCGGAATAGTGCCTGACGTAACCGGAGACGATGATGCCGAAGTACAAGGGCAAGGAGATTGACACCTCCCCAACCGAAGGGATGGTCGCCGAAGCTCGTAGGGGCTTGGATTGGCGTAAAGAATTTGGCAGGGGCGGCACAGAAGTTGGTGTTGCTCGTGCTCGTGACATTGTCAATGGCAGTAATCTTTCTTTTGACACTGTTAAGCGTATGCGTTCTTTCTTTGCTAGACATGAAGTGGATAAGCAAGGTAAAGGATTTAGTAAGGGCGAGGAAGGATATCCAAGTGCTGGGCGTATAGCGTGGGCACTATGGGGCGGAGACCCCGGTAAATCATTTGCAGAGAAGGTGGTTAAGTCTATGGAATCAGCAGAAGAAAGAGCAATAGAAGAGCTCGAAACTGAGGCGATGACCCTTGAAGAAGTTGTTGAGCACGTTGTGGAAGCGTCTGAAGAGACTGCTGAATCCATTCAAGAGGCCGATGCCAAATTAACGGCTGAAGATCGTAAGGACCAAGTTGAGGTTTATCATCGAGCGATGGAGATGGATTATTCTCCGATCGATGAGGAAAAGCGTCGGGTTCGCATAGCCGTATCTTCTGAAGAGCCCGTAATGCGGGCTTACGGCAATGAAGTATTAGAACACTCTGAGGATGCAATCGATTTGTCATTCCTCAATAGCGGTCGCGCCCCGCTGCTTCTGGATCACGATCCTCAGAAGCAAATTGGCGTCGTAGAATCGGTAGAACTTGATGGCTCGGCACGGCGACTCCGTGCGACGGTTCGTTTTGGAAAGAACGGGCTCGCCAAAGAGGCTTTCGATGACGTAGTTGATGGTATTCGGGCGAATATTTCGGTCGGCTACGCTGTCAACAAAATGGAAAAAGACTCTAAGAGAGAAGACACCTATGTCGTTAAATCTTGGAGGCCAGTTGAGGCAAGTTTAGTTTCGATTCCTGCAGATGTATCTGTTGGCGTCGGACGATCTTCTAGCTTGACGGCAGAAGAAGATCAGGCTGACAAAGCTTCTGAAACTCCCGTAATTAGGACTGACTTTAAGGAGACTAAAATGTCTGAAGTCGATATTGCAGCGGTTGAGGCAGATGCCCGGAAAGCCGCACAGAAGAATGCCGCTCAAATCGTTGAGCTTGGCGCTCGCCACAGCCGTTCTGATCTGGCTCAAAAAGCCATTCAGGAAGGCGTATCAATCGAAGAGTTCCGCGGTCAATTGCTTGATGTGATCGGCAGCGACAAGGCTCTCGAGAACGTAGAGATTGGCCTGACCCCGGCTGAGAAGAAGCGTTTCTCTATCTTCAACGTAGTTAATGCTCTGGCTAACCCCAGCGATCGTCGCGCTCAAGAAGCTGCAGCGTTCGAGTATGAGGTCTCAGAGGCAGCTGCTAAGAGATACGGCACCTCTCCGCAGGGAATCATGGTTCCTTACGAAGTGCTCGGCAAGCGGGATTTGAACTCCGCAGACGAAGCTGATCTGTTCTCAGATGACTTCCGCGGCGGTGAGTTCATCGATGTTCTGCGTAACGCTTCTAGCGTCATGCAGGCCGGTGCTCGTATGCTGAATGGCCTCTCTGGCGACGTTAAGATCCCGAAGAAGGCGACTGCTGCATCCGCTACTTGGATTGCAACTGAAGGTGGCGCTGCGACTGAGTCAGAAATGACTACTGGCAACGTCTCTATGGTTCCGCGTCAGCTTGCTGCGTTCACTGACATTACCCGTCAGCTGCGTCAGCAGGCTAGCTTGGACGTTGAAGCTCTGGTTCGTGATGATCTGGCACAGGCTCTTGCTCTCGGCATTGACCTTGCTGCCCTGTCTGGCTCTGGCTCTAGCGGTCAGCCCACTGGCATCAAGAACACCAGCGGCATCAACACCGTAGACTTCGGTACTGCACCAGACCTCGTACCTACGTTTGCACAAGTTGTAGACATGGAGACTAAGGTTGCAGAAGACAACGCTCTTGTTGGTAATCTGTCTTACATCATCCCTGCAGCAATGTACGGCGCTCTGAAAACTGTAGAGAAAGCCACTAACACTGCTCAGTTTGTTGTAGAGCCCGGTGGCACTATCAACGGCTATCGTTCCGTAGTATCTAACCAGTGTGCATCTGGTGACCTGTACTTCGGCAACTTCAGCGACCTGTTGGTCGGAATGTGGTCAGGCGTTGATCTGACTGTAGACCCATACTCGCTCTCAACTACTGGAACCATCCGCATTGTTGCGTTCCAGACTGTTGACGTAGCAGTTCGTCACGCAGTCAGCTTCTGCCTCGGCAACGACGGCGGCAGCTAAAGCCTAGCGCCCCCTCCTTCGGGAGGGGGTTCTCTTTGGAGGAAGCATGAAATACGAAGTTATCCGAGACTGCATGATCAAAGGTGAGCAGTGCAAAGTCGGTAAGGTTGTTGAGCTAGATGATGTTCTGTCTAAGGCATTGATGGCGATTGGGCGAGTTGCACCAGCTTCTGAGAAGCCTGTTGTGGAGAATCGCTCCGTTGGTTTAGAGGATTCATCAGAGAAGCCTAAGCGTCGTACACGCGCAAAGAAGGCGAAAGATGTTCGAGACAGCGAGTGATCGCCAAATCTTCGTTAAGGACTTCGGTAAAGATGTTCTGATACGGGGAAGCGTTATTGGATTTCGCAGAGTCAAGGCGATATTTGATAACGAATACGAAGGCATAGTTGGCGAAAGCGTAGAGTTCGCTACTTCTGTGCCTCGGTTAACCTGCATCTCAGATGATGTCAAAAACTTGGCGTATGGTGATGTGGTAGAGATTGATGGCCTGACGTATAAGGCAACGGTGATAATGCCTGACGGCACTGGAGTCACTGAGTTGATGCTGGAGTTGCAGTAATGCACAAACGCCAGGCGATAAGGGCAGCGGTTGCTACGGCGATTACTGGCCTGAACACTACCGGGAATAAGGTTTTTGTCAGCAGGGTCTATCCCATAGATAAAAACTCGCTTCCCGGTATTTGCGTTTTTACGAAGCGCGAAGATTCGGCGGCGGTCACTGTAAACAGGCCGCGCACCTTCGAGCGAGAGTTGACTATAAACGCGGAAATTTATGTGCGCGGTATTGAAGGTTATGACAACCAAATTGATACAATATGCGCCGAAATCGAAGCAGCCTTATATGCTGCTGGTGACTTGAATGGCCTTGTACTTGATCTTCAGGTAGTGGGCGCAGATGTTAACTATCAAGATGGCGCGGAGCAGCCTATTGCTTCGTGCGACTTGGAAATTAGGGCGATGTACACTACCGACGAGGATAGTGTCACTATTTAACGGAGATCGTTATGGCTACTTTTTCAGGCAAGGATGGCGCTGTTTACAGCGGCAATACCGCTGTCGCAGAGGTTCGAGATTGGAGCGTTGAGCAGACTGCTAACCGCGTAGATGACACCGCCATGGGTGCCAGCTGGACTAGCGGGAAGATTACGCAGAAAGCTTGGACCGGATCAGTCAATATTTACTTCAGCCCCACGCAAACGGGTCTGGATCTTGGTGATGAGATCACTTTGAATCTCTATCCCCAAGGAAAGACTACGGGTCTGAAGTATTACAGCGGGAAGGCGCACATCACATCGAAGTCTGTTACGGCATCTTTCGATGGGATGATTGAGGCTTCTATCGGCGTAGACGGAAATGGACAGTTATCGTTTCTGACTGCTAGTTAAAAACGGGGATAAAACATGAAGCTTATTGAGAAGGCGATTTCACACTTCTCTGCAAAAGAGCGCAGGGAATTGTATATCACCGAGTGGGAGGCAACGGTCTATTCAAAGAATCTGACCTTGGAAGATAAGAGCTCATGGTTAAAACGGGCTGACGGTGACACATGGGAATATATGGTCTATGCGGTCATCTTCGGCCTCGTTGATGAGAATGATGAGCCGGTATTCGATCTTGGAGATAAGCCAAAACTAAAGAAGTCGGTGGACCCTGAGGTTGTAGGCAAGCTGGCGAGTTTTGTATTAGAGACTGCTGGCGAAAATGATGAGGATCGTGAAAAAAACTGATAGATGACGAAGGTTCACCAACTGAGCTTTTCTTTTTATATGAATTAGCCGATTACCTTCGTCAACCTCTCAGCACGATCCTAGCCATGACAGCAGATGAGTATTATCACTGGTTCACGTTTTTGCGTGTGCGAAATCAGAGGCTGAAGCATGGCAGCACCAATGAAGGCAGAGGTCGTATTCAGCGCAAAAGGCGCTGATCAAGTCGCCGCTGCCGCAAGCAGAGTCAATCACGACCTCGAGAAAGTCAGCAAGTCAGCAGGTCGCTTAAATGGTGCCTTCCGCGGTATGCGGGGTGGTGCTGCTCAACTCGGTTACCAAATACAGGACGTTGCTGTTCAGCTGCAGGCTGGTCAGAACGCTCTGCTTGTGTTTGGTCAACAGGGCTCGCAGGTGGCTTCTCTTATGGGCCCGGGCGGTGCATTAGTTGGCGCAGTTATCGCCGTTGGTGCGGCAGTAGCCTCTACGTTTGTCCCGCAGCTGTTTGCTGGCTCTGAAGCAATGGAAGAATTTGCTGAGAAGGCGAAAGAGGCGGCAGAGGGTCAAAAACAATTAAATGCTGAAGTCGCAGCGGGATTGAGTGCCGCGCTTACTGAGCAGCTTCAAACTCAGTCAGCGGCTCATGAAGCAATAGAAGGCACTATCGCTGCTAATGAGGCAGAGCTTGCCAAGATCATCGCAACGACAAAAAAATATAACGATGAAAGCACTCTCGCGGCAGAGAAGACAGAGCTAGTCAGAACCGGGCTTGTAAAGACCCCTGAAGCTATCGCTCAGATGGAGCGCGATCTTGATATCTTGAGGGGGTCACTGGTTTTAGCTGGTGACGCTATTACTGAAACCAAAGACAATCTAGATGCGCTTGCAGAAGGCGAGAATCCCTTCTATGAGGCTGATAAAGGGGCGCAGTCAGCGGAAGAGAAAACTAAACGATTTATCGCGTCACTGAGAGAGCAGGCTGATACTTATGGGCTTAACAAGGCAGAGACCCTT